GACACGTACAGCCTACGAGGTATCAGTACACACAATAAAAAAGGAAGAGGTAAAAAATGAGTGTTGAGAATATCGGGAAAGGTTATGTAAAAATCTGCGTGAGTGAGGAAGAGTTAAAGGAAAGCATAGCAGGGCTTAGCCAGCTAAAGCCTATTCTGCAAGTGTGGGTAATAAAAGGGAACGGGAAAGACAGACAGCAGGGGCTTTTTGATGCGGCAGAGCTAGGGAAACATTTTGACACAGCTATAGACGCTATGACAATGCTTTTAGCTGGACTTAAAGGAGAAAGCGAGGCACAGAATGAAGAGTAAAACAATTTTAGGAGCAGACGGCACAACGAAAATGCGAGAAATTACAGTAGGGATACATGGAAAAGGCGGCGAGGCAGGCATAAAAGCAGTGCAGCGACTTGCAGGCATGATAAGCAGCTTAAAGCAGTGCCAAACGCCGCAGGAAGTATACGACAGATATTTACAGATTACGGGGTACTGTAAATGCTGCATTGATTGCGACTTTATGGATGAAAAGGGAGCAGACGAGCTTATGTGCTTAGCTGCGTATCTGGCAGGAAATGAGCAGGCGAGGGCAGAGGCACAGCAGAAAGCGGGTAAAAAGGTATGATGAAAGTATATGTATGCAGCCCGTATAGGGCAGGAGACAGCGCAGAACTGGACAGAAACATAGAATATGCGCAGGCACTTACAAGGCAGGCGCTTAAGGCGGGTTTAGCACCGATTACACCACATTTATATATGACACAGTGCTTAGACGAGAGAAAGCCGCAGGAACGGGCGCAAGGACTGGCAGCAGGATTGGAATTGCTGAAAGGCTGCGATTTTATGATTGTGGGAGATAAATACGGTATTAGCGAGGGTATGTACCGGGAGATAGAAACAGCAAAGGCGTTGCGTATTCCCGTGATAAATGATGCAGGGCTTTTAGTCCGGGCGAAACATGAGAAGCAGAGGGCAGAGAGGCTGGCAGAAGAATACGCCAAGAGGTATGCGTGCTGCTTTTGCAGAGGGAGAAACTTACATACTTGCAATGGGTACAGCTGCAAAGAGCCGTACCAGAGAGCCTACGATTATGCAATGAGCAAAGTAGCCGCAGGCTGCATGGTGGTAAAAATTGAATAAAAAGGAAAAGCCCCTACGGTACGGGAATACCATAGGGGCTAAGCTATACAGCTTTTAAACCTACAAATATTATAAGCGAAGTATGGCAGAAAAGCAAGGAAAAATCACGGGCAGCAAGCCCGTTTTACCACTTGATAAAAGTATTAACTATCCGACAGATATAGAGAAAAAGGGGTAAGGGTATGCCATACGTTGAGAGGATAACCAGAGCAGGGAAAACGATAGAGGTAGAAAGGTATTTTACAAGCAGATATAAAAAGCCGGGGATAAAGAGAGGGGATAAGGTTAAGCCAACAAAGGAGCAGCAGGCAAAGGTAAATACCAGACAAGCGGAGAGAAAGTTAAGAATACTGATGAACGCTAATTTTGGTTATGGGGACTACCATTTAGAGCTTGACTATATCCGAAAGAAAGGGCAGCCGGACAGAACAAAAGAGCAGATGCGCAAAGACATAGATGTATTTTTAAGGGAGTGCCGGAAAGAGTACAAAAAGGCAGGGTTAGAGCTTAAGTACATACACGTTATGGAGATAGGGGAAAGAGGCGCAAGGCATCATCATTTAGTGATAAATAAAATTGACACAGAGATTTTACAACGCTGCTGGTATAAGGCATATGAGGGGCATAACCGCATAAAGGTTTTTCCTCTGGACGACAGCGGCAATTATGCGAAACTGGCAAGCTATTTTATCAAATACACGGACAAGCACAGAAAAGACGAGGACGGGGCATTGCAGGGAAAGCGCTGGAATTGCAGCAAGAACCTTGTAAGACCAGAGCCGGAAATAAGGGTAATTACAGATAGACAGTGGTTTAAGGCAGAGCCGAGAGAGATAAAAGGTTATTACGTGGACAAGGATAGCGTGAGCAAAGGCGTACACAGCCCGGAGTATTACGGGTATGGGTATTTTAGATATACGTTAGTCAAATTAGAGGAGAGGGGGGGATAAGATGCAGATAATAAAAGGATTGCTGATTGCGGTAGCACTTATAGTAATGATTTTTCTGCTGCTTGTGGCATTACTGCTGCTTGCGTTTGGGATAGCAGCAGACGTAATGAGACGGCAGGACGAGTGGACAGACAACGGGAGCAGAAAGGAGAAAACAGAAAATGATAGAGAGGTTTAAATACTGGCTATTCCAGAGAGGGAAAGACTGCTACCATTGCTGCCTACGGTGCAAATATTTTGAAATTTGCCGTTGGGACGTAATGACGGGAAAGACAGCGGAGCAGGAGCAGACAGTAGAACTGCTGGCAGTAGAGGCGGCAAGAAAGAACGGAAACACGGGGCTGCTGTATCGAATTTACAAGTATGTGGAGTTTAAGAAAGGGGAGAGGCGAAAGAATGAAGAATTTTAGACTTGACGACGAAAGCGGGCATCAAGAGGCATTGTTTAGCTGGGCTGGGTATAACATGGGGCGTATGCCGGAACTGGAATATATGCACCACGTACCAAACGGCGGCAAGCGTGACAGAGCGACAGCGGTAACCCTTAAGAGGCAGGGGGTAAAGGCGGGCGTGCCGGACATTGTTTTACCAGCTGCAAGGGCAGGGTATCACGGGCTTTACATTGAGCTTAAAGCCGGAAAGAATACCACAACGGAAAATCAGAGGCGTTGGTTAGAGTATCTGCGGCAGCAGGGCTATTATACAGCGGTATGCTATGGCTGGCAGAAAGCGGCTGAACTGATAGAACGCTATTTATTACATACAGAGGAACTGACAAAAGAGCAGGCAACTATTATATTGCGCTAAGAGGCGAGCGCAGGAAGTGAGGGCAAGAATGAAAACAATAAGCATTTTGAATTTAAAGGGCGGCGTAGCAAAGACATTTACAGCAGTAAACATGGCATACGAATTGTACCGCAGGGGCTTTAAGGTGCTGCTGATTGATAACGACAAGCAGGGAAATGCAAGCAGGGCGTATGGAAGATATGACGCAGAGAGCGTAGCGCCGATAACAAAGCTGCTTAGCGGAGAATGGCAGAAAGCGGGGGAAATTATACAGCATACTGAGTATGAGGGCATAGACATTGTTCCTGCGAATATGTCGCTTTTTGGGGCAGCATGGAATTTGACGAGGGAAGAGGACGAAAACCAGATAGAGAGATATAAAAGGCTGACAGAGAGAACGGCAGGGGTAAGCAATTATTACGATTACTGCATAATAGACAATCCGCCAGACATAGGGCTTAACGTGGTAAATGCGCTGGCAATCACGGACGAGGTTATAGTACCCGTGAAGATTGACGAGGACGCATTAGAGGGACTGGACATTGTGGCAGAGCAGATAGAGGACGCAAAGGCATTTAATGAGCGGCTGCATCTGGGCGGCGTGCTGGTAACGTCTTACCAGAATACGGACGGAGAGGCAGCGGGCGTGGAATGGCTGGCACAGAATGGAAAGTATAAAATACTGGGCGTTATTAGATATTCCAAGAAAGTAGCGGAAAGCTCATTTATGCGAAAGCCGATTTATGAATATAGCCCGTGCTGCGGAGCGGCGCAGGGATACAAGAAATTTATCACAGAGTATACGGGGAAAGCGAGGTAAAGAAAATGGCAAAGGCAAAGTTTGGTTTAAATGATATTTTGAACGCAAAGAGCAGAGCTGCGGTAGCAGGCAGGGTAGAAGATTACGAAGAGATTTATTTAAGTCCTTATGAGGTTAAGGCTGCGCCAGAGAACACGCACCAGAGTTTAGAGAACATAGAAGAGCTGGCAGACAGCTTTTTGCACGTAGGGCAGGAGCAGCCTACGGTACTTGCAAGAGTAAACGGCGAGTTTCGGATAGTGGACGGGCATAGAAGAAACGCTGCAAATATTATGAATTTAGAGCGGGGGCATAAGGAGTACGAGAAAGTAAAGTACCGTTACAAGGATATGACAGAGGCAATGTATGAGCTGTCATTACTGGCAGGGAACGGATACACGCAGCCTCTTACAGCTTACGAAAAGACAAGATTAGTAGAGCGAACAAAAGCGGCGCTTATCCGGGCAAAAGAAGAGGACGGATTAGAGATTAAAGGCAAGATGCGGGACTTAGTGGCAGCTATGTTGAATGAGAGCAGCACAAATATAGCAAGAATGGAGAGCATCAACAAAAACGCCACGCCGGAAATTAAAGAACAGCTGAAAAATGGGAATATGGGTATCACGGCTGCTTATGAGGCATCAAAGCTGCCAGAGGACGAACAGAGGGAAATTGCGGAGCAGGCAGCAGACGGCAGCGTAAGGGCAAAGGAGATAGCGGCAAAGGTAGCAGAGAAGAAAGCGGGGGACGACTACGAGACACCGCACCCAGAAAGTATTACATCATTGTGTTATTCATGCCAGCGCTATAAGGATTGCAACGTAAAGACCGGGACTTGTGAGAAGTGCGACCAGTACATAAACAAGGCAGAGGAAGAAAAGACAGACGAGCAGAGGTATAACGAAGAGCAGGACAGAATAGACCGGGAAACAAAGAAGAAATTGCAGGAGAAAGCGGACGCAGAAAAAATGGAGCATCTGCCAAGCGACGCAAAAGCAAAGAAGTATATCAGAGTTTCAAAGCAGACATTTAAAGCTGTATGCGCAGGGTTACTGCCGTATCTGCTTTTGAAGTATGAGAAGTATAGCGCCGGGGAGATTGCGGTTATACAAGAATTTGAAGAGGGCAGAGCCACTGGAAAAACAAAAGAGCTTTACATATCCTGCGTGGATACAGAGGAAACGCATACAGCTATTGCAGAGGGCTACTGCGTTCTGGGAATTTTGGAAAAGGAGATAGCAGTAGAAAAAGGCTGGCTTAATGAAGTGTCCGAAACGGACACCGAGGGGGGGCAACTTCCGGGACAAATGAGCATTGACGATTACAAAACAGAAAGCGAGGGCAAAGCATGAAATACAGACAGTGGAAAAAGAATTATAAAAAACGGTATGGGGTAAACCCGCCAGCAAGCATAGACAAGAGAAAACAGAGAAAGGCAGCAGCAAGGGCAATAAAAGCCCTTGCTAAAGTTGATTTCATGGAAAGTATAGGGAGAGCCGCAGAAACAATAACGGGAGCAATGGCAAATCTTATGCGTGCGTTGGGAAATGGAATGGACGCAGCCGGGACGGTGTGCAGGAAAGCGGCAGATAATATGCAGCCGTTAGAGATTAAGGGGAATGTGCTTAGCTGGGAAGTAAAACCAGTAGTATGCGATTATGGAGTGTATGAAAATAACGCATTGAACGGCAGTAGCGTGCTTAAGCTGATTACAAACAGCAGAGGGGCGGCAGAAAAGATAGTAGAAATCATGCAGAAAGACCATTTAGAACACGTTAGGCTTAACCAGCCGGAACAGATACAAAAGAGGCAGGACGCAATAGACGCTATGGCTTACGCAGCACAGATAGTAGAGAGGGCGAGGGAATATGCTTGATTTCATGGACGAAGTAGTAGATGCAGTAGAAGAATTTGGAAAAGAAACAATAGAGGTGGCGGCACTTATTCTGCTATGGCTGATAAAAGCAGTGATTGTGATTACAGCACCAGTATGGATATTGCCATATATACTGATTAGAGACAGAAACGGTGGAATATGTGAAAGCCCAGATTGCAAAAACTGCCCGTTCCCACCATGCAGGAAAGGAGAGGCAAATAATGAGTAATATTTTACTTGCAATTATTGCATTGCTGCTGGTAAGCATCTGGCAACAGCTCAAAGAGATTAACGAAAGAGGAAAAGGAGATATGGACGGAAAAAAGGAGAAAAAGGGAAATGCAGAATTTGGAAACAGAAAATAAGAGCGGAGAAACGACAACGCAGGAAATGGCAGATACAGCAGAGGCAATGCAGCAGGAAGAGCAGACGGAAGATAACCGGGTAACATTTACAGCGGCAGAGTTAGAGGGGCTGATACAGAAAGCAGCACGGGCAGCAGTAGCAGAGTACAAAAAGCAGGAAGAGAAAGACAGAAAGCAGAATAAGTACCACAATACCTTTATGCTGATGAAATGTTACCGGGACGCAGCTTTTCACATTGAGAACGCAATAAGCGACGGGGAGCAGCTGGAACTTGCAGGAATGACAGACGAGCAGCAGCGTACATACGTAGAGAGTATCAGACGCAGCCGCTTTAAAACTCTGATTATGACGGCGCATATCGACAAGGCGGTAGAAGAGATAGAACGCAGGAGAAAGGCAGCAGACAGAGAGATAGAGTATAAGGCGTTTGAAATGTACTTTATGCAGGGTATGGACTATGCAAAGATTGCAGAGGAACTGGACACGGGAAACAGCACGCCAAGACGCTGGATAACAGCCATTATAAATGAGCTGTCGGTATTGTTGTGGGGAATGGACGAGGACAAGATAAGATAGCAGGAATAGGCGGCATGACAAAAGAATGAAAAAAACATGAAATTTACATGGAAAAACAAAAGAGATATAATGGTAGCATGGAAAGAGTAGGCGAGAGCTTAACCGCAGAGGCGGCAGCAGTAACCTACTCTTTTTGTTTTCATTCTTTAGCCTCCACCCAGCGCATGAAACTTAGGGCGCTGGGATACTAAAAGAAAGAGAGGGGACAGCGTGAAAGAATGGGCTAAGAGTTTTTATTTATCAGCAGCGTGGGAGAATACAAGAGCTGCTTACTTAATGTCACAAGACTTTATTTGTGAGAGATGCGGAGAGCCTGCAAAGATAGTACATCATAAGCGCTGGCTTAACCGTGACAATATCAATGACACAGACATAACGCTTAACTGGGATAACTTAGAGGCGTTATGCCAAGACTGCCACAACAAGGAGCATCATAAAAGCGCACCGAGGCTGCGTTATAGATTTGATGCAGACGGCGGTATAATCCCCCCTATGCAGAAAAGAAATTAAAGGGGACAAATACCGAGGGGGATACCCTAAAATTACCCTACGGGCGTGCGCAGGCGTGGTGTAGGGGGTGTGGTATGGGGCAGAGGAACTGAAAGCGGGGTAAAAGAATGGCAACAAGGAAAGAAAAGACAAAAGAACAGAGGATAAAAGCAGAAAAGACCAGACTTAAAGGAATTTTTAAAGACTTAGACGAAAACAAAAAGAAGTTAGTAACGCCGCTGATAGAAAAGGCTGCTTTTATGAGTGTTGAGCTGGACGACTTGCAGGCAATGATAGAAAAAGACGGCTGGACAAGCGAATACCAGAACGGGCAGAACCAGTGGGGAACAAAGAAAAGCCCAGAGGCAGAAACTTACATAGCCTTAAGCAAGAACTATGCAGCAATCA